TTGACGTACACCTGCACCGATGTGATTGTTGCCGTGTCAGGAATAGTGTCGGCGATGCCCTGGTAGAACCATGCGCCTGTGTTCGATGGCGAACACCACACTTCGTCTTTGTTCCAGGTGCCGCCGCCGGTCCAGAAGTTTCCGGAGTCTGTAGCGACAAACTCTGGTGATTGTTGTGGGTTGCTGTTCGATCCACCGGAACCGCCCGCGGGTGGCGGGAAGTAGTCGCTAGCCGGGACGCCTGTCACTTTGCCGAGTATGATGCCGCCGTCCGACCAATCGATTTTCACGTCGTCATCCACCGCAGGTTCGGGGTAAGCGGATACTAGGTAGAACAGCTCATGGGTGGTCCCGTCGGTTAGCGCAACGGTCACCCGCGGCGTCCCGGTCGCCGTTACTCGGCCGAACGTTGGGGAGGTGGTTACCGGTCCAAGCATCAGGGTGGTGTCGTTGACGCGGATGGTGCGGACTGCAGCTCCCGGCAGTGGCGTTGCGAAGCCAGCGGAGTACGCCGCTACGGGGCCTTCGCCGTAGTCGACTCGAACCTGTCCGCCTTCAAGTCGGTCAACAAAGCTTGCTGTTGGTAGCGAAACCGTGGGGATTTGTGCGAGCTTGTCGGCGATCTCTTTTGCCGTCACCGTTGCACCCCCACGACAGTTGTCTGCAAACCGGTTCCGGGAAGCGTGATCTTCTGGATGCGACCGTCCAGCATCCGACCGCGGTACTCGAACGAAACCACATCCCATACCTCGAGACGAGGGTCTGGCATGTGCTGGATGGAGTAAGTCAGCGCCGGCAAGGCCGACACTTTCGGCAGCATCGACGTGGCGTACGCTTTCGCCTGTGCCTCTGTGGTGATGTATTGAGCGGACGCGAAATACGGCACACGCCCAAATGGACCGCCGTACCGCAGTGGCCCCGCTTTCACCTCATCGGTGGCGAGCACCGTGGCTTGCTGGTCATCCCAGGACCGCACAACAACCTGGTTATACACCCGGTCGTCGGACAGATCATCGGGGTCGACGCGGCTTACTGTGCCTCGGCTTCCCGTAACGAGCGAAGCAACAGGGTCACCCCATGCGTTCGGGGCGATCGCCAAAGCCCCGAGTGGATCCACGTACGGAGTACCATCAAGGATCGATGCGAGGTCGATAACCGCGTCGAGGCGGTTCTCGTCGTAGGTCACCTGCCGGGTGATCGCCTTGTCTGGGACAGTTCGATGCAAGGGAAGCCCTGTGAGACGCCCCATCTCTTCCCACGTCGAAGATAAATCGCGCGGACCCGAGGGAGCCGTGAAACGTTCACGGTCTGTGGTGTGGAACAGGTCTTTGAGTTTCAGACGCACCGACGAACCCACCGTCAAAAGGCGGTCTTGGAATGCGATGTTGCGTTCTTGAGGGTCGGATACTCCCGTGATCTTCATGCGACCGCGCAGCACTTTCTCCGACTGCGTACCGACGGACACGCGGTACGAAATGTCCAAGAAGGACGCGAACGGTGACAGCCATGACGTCATCTCGGATGGGACGATCGTTTGACCGAGCTCGTCGGAGTAGTTGAACGTTGCGTTGCCCTGCGTCACGATCTTCGCGGTCGCATCGGAAACCAGTTCACCTTGCTCGAGACCATAGTTCGGGAGCACGATTTGGCCGTCAACGACGAGGTCGGCGACGTATGCCGTCTTAGCTGAACCAGCGGTGACCGCTTCGGCTAACCAGTCAGAGGCACCAATCATCATGCCCCCTTGATTGAGTAGTCCCGTGACGCCGTCAAATAGTCCGGGTACGAGTCGGTGAACTGCTGATAGGTCGCGTAGAAGTCCGTGAAGTCCTGGTAAGTCAGCAGCGGCTTGATGAATGCCGGCGCGGGCGGTGCAACTTCGTTGCCGGCAATCGACCACAGCAGGCTTTGCCCGTCCCATGCGACCGGCTTTTTAGTTGGCGACCCGACAAACGCGAAGAACGTGGGCGGCATCCACATTTCAGGGCGCGACCGGATGCAGATGATGCTCAACGCGTCCGAGTCGTAGCCACCGAAGAGGGCATCGAGCGCTTGCCCATCAACGCGACGCTCGGTGTAGCAATCAAGCACGACTGCTTTCACTCCTCCGCGCGTACCCGGCAATGTGAAACCGACCGAACGTCCTGGTACGTCGAACTGGTTGCCTTCCGTTTCGCGAGAGATCGCTGAACCGGCACCTTGTACGAACGACACGAGGACAGCGTTCTCGGGATCCAGTGGGTCCGCGAACCAGGCAGTGCCAGGAGACAGCCCGTATAGCTTGGTCGTCACAGGTTCTGAGAAACCGATACTCGACCCGTCCGCAGCGAACCACTCCGCCGCGTATGTCAGGTCGAGGAAGAAAGGCGCTTCGTAGTCGCGTTGAGATGCGCCACCAACAGCAACCTGTTTGACGAGGCCGCGAACGTCCATCGTCCTGCCTTCGACCGTGCGTCGAACGGAGAACGTGGCGACCCCTTCCGGGATGTCCTCGATGAGAACGTCCACGAAAGGGGGCCGCGAACCCCAGTTGGGAGTGAGCGTGATTCCCACTAGAAGCCCCTCCGTCCGCCGGAAATGATGCGCGTGTCTTCGTCGGCCTGCTTCCGCATCTCGCCTTGCACAACGCCCATGAATTCCCCTCCACTGAGATAGAGATTTCCTTGGAATGTGCCGCCAGCGTTTCCAGCAGCCGGCGCGGAGAGCGCATCGAGGTTGCGCGGCGAAAGGGGCACCACTGCTTCGTCGTATCGACCCTCACCGATGTTTGCGAGGATGCCGCCGGGCTGTTTCGACACGATGCCGCCGTCTGCTAGCCGTGGGATTTTGCTGATGCCAACGTCGATACCGAGCGCGCCTCCGACGCCTTTCACAACGCCAGAGATGTTGCCGATGACACCATTGACGGCATCGATGATTCCGTTGAACACGCCCTTGACGAACGAGACAACACCGTTGAACGCGTTCTTGATGGTGCTTCCCATAGTGCCAAACACCGTTCCGACCGCAGACCCGAGGATGTTGAGCGCGGTCGAGATGTTATCCACGACGGGTTTGATGATGTTGTCGTAGATCATCTTGAATGCGCGCCCGACGTTATCGAGAGCAGGCTTCACGTAGTTCCCGTACAGGAATGCGAAAGCATTACCAAGGGTGTTGATGCCGCCACTAATGAACCCGACGACCGGCTGAATCACGTTCGTCCACAGCCAATTGACGATGAACGCAATCGCGTTGATGGCCGTTTGGACGTAGAACTCGTACAGTTTCATGAACGCCGCGCCGACGATCGCGATGATCGACCCAATGAGGTTGAAGATCGGCTGCAGGATGCCCCAGAGGAACTGGATGATTGCAACCCACGCGTTGATGTACGGCTGCAAGATGTTTAGCCACAGCCAGGTGAACACGGCACCGATGGCGGTGATTGCCGCCCCGATGAAGTCGAACACAGGCTGCAGAACACCCATCAGCCACGTCCACGCCGCCCCGATGGCTTCGGTCATGACTTTCCACAGGTCTTGGAAGAACGTGGTCTGTGTCGCGATCCAGATAATCGCCGCGACGAGCGCACCGATAGCGACGATGATGATGCCGATCGGGTTCGCCGCCATGGCGGCGTTCCATGCCCACTGTGCTGCGGTTGCAACGCCCGTGGCAATCGAGGACGCAAGCAGAGCCGCTTTTGTGCCGACCGTGAGGGACGAGTTGCGCAAGACCGCCACGTTCGATGCGTTCCACGCGACGACCGATGACACGAGCGCGCTCTTCATCACGTTCTGAGCAGCCGTAGCAATGCCCGCAGCAGCAGCCTGAGCCTTCGTGGCGGTTGCGGACGCGTACGAAGCACCAGCGGCACCATAGGACGCTGCCGCGAACGCGGACTGCGCAGCTGTGGCGATACCGATAGTCGCCGAGATCGTCCGATAGACCACATAGGTTGCAGCCACCGTCGCGACGACAGCCAAGTTGTCGGCGATGAACTGCGTAAGCTGCGTGATCAGAGGGAGCACAGCCGAGAGCGCCTGCGCCAAAGCCTGCCCAAGCACCGCTGTCAGTGGAAGCAGTGCATACAACAGCTCCGATGCGATGCCGGCAAGGGTAACAATTACCGGCTGCAACTGCACCATCGCCGTCGCGAGCTGAACTAGAAGCTCGATCAGCACGGGCAGAATCGGTGCCAGCACGGAAACCAAAGCTGTTCCCAACTGGACGATAACGGGAACCAGCTGCACAACAGCCACGGCGAGGGTGTTCCCCAACGTCGTGATGAGCATGTTGATTGTGGGTAGAAGGTTCGAGATAGTCGGGCCAACAATCCCGCCCATCGTCGTGAATGCGCCGCCGATGCTCTGAGCCGCATACACAAGAGCGGCCTGCAGGCTCGGCGATACCGCGATGAGTCCGCCGATCAGGGCGATTAGCAGGCCGACGGGACCACCCAGCCCCTTCAAGACAGGCTCGAGTGCGCCCAGAACTGGGATCCCCGCGATGAGGGGCCCAAGACCTGAGACGGCGAAGGCTGCGAATGCAGCACCCAGCGGCCCAATGATTGGTCCGAGGCCAGCGAGGCTGGGGAGAAGGTTGGAAAGGCCTGCCGACAATGATTCGATGCGCGGCGTGAGAACTGAACCGATTGCCGCACCGACGTTTTTCGCTGCCGTCTCGATGGGCTCGAGGGCGGTAGTGATACCGGTGAAGACAGTCTTGAACGCGGGGAAAAGGCCACCTAGCAAGTTCGCGCCAACCCGCCCGAGCGACGCGATCATGTTCGCGAAAGCTCCGCGTGTGGTGTCACCAGCGGAGAGGGCCGCACCGCCGATGTTTTCCTCGATCACCTTGCGGAACGTGGCCGAGTCGACCTCGCCCTTCTGGACCATCTCGGAGAGCTTTTCGGCGGATACGCCGTACTCTTCCTGGAGCCACTGGAAGATCGGGATACCCCGGTCGGCTAGCTGGTTGAGGTTGTCGGTGTAAACCTTGCCGGCCGTAGTCGTCTTGTTGAGGATGGAGCCCATCTCGTCTAGCGAGATCCCAGCGATCGTTGCAGCGTCAGCGGTCAACGACAGGTACTTCGTGAGTTCCTGTCCCGGCTTGATGCCAGCAGCAACAGCAGATGCCGCGACCGTTGCCGCATCGCCGAGCCCGAACGCGGTTCCCCGGACGGCGTCGAGAGCGTTCGACATGATCGCCGTAACGTTCTCGGCTGAGTTACCAAGGCCTTTGAGTTTCGCCTGAGCATCCTCAATTTGCAGCAGCCTGGACAGACCCTTGCCTGCTGCGATGCCGGCGACCGTTGCAGCGGTTGCAGCGACAGCGCCACCGATGACCTGCGTCGTCCTCTTCGCCAGGTCCGCAGCCTGCGCAAGGACGCCCGCCGACATCTGCTTGCCGACGGACTCCCCCACCGACTGACCGTCGATATCCTTCGCCAGCTTCCCGCCGAACCCTTTTGCAGAAGGAACGACAGACACATATGCGACACCAGATTCAGCCACATCGACCTCCGGGGTTAAACGCAAAAACCCCGCTCAAGGCGGGGTCCATTGGTGGTTGGGTTGGTGTGACTATTGGCGCTCTGTGCCGACTCCCTCGCGGGCGGCGCGACGCAGCAGATCACGGGCGTCGACCGGCGACAGGTTTGTGGTGCCCAGCTTCTTCGTCTGCTGGTCTTTCCAAGGACGCGGGTACGGTTTCGGTTTGCGGCGACCCGAGTTAGCGCGGGTGAACGCGTCGTAATGGTCCGCTGCGAGCATCCATTCCCGTGACACGGGGAACGCCCAACCTTTCGCTGCGGCGTAAAGCCACGAGTCGGGTTCGCGCATCCGGATACGGATCAGATGATCCGCGATCACATGATCGACGCGGCGTCCGATGTCCTCCGGCGTGTAGCCGAGAAGGTGAAGTTCGTAGACGAACTCCGTGGGGTGTGCCTCCGCTATTTCTCGGAGGCTTTGGATTCCCCCAGGCCCACATGCTCCGACCAAGCGGTGAACACGGGTCCGACGTCTTCAAGGTCAAGAGCCATCTTGAAATCCTGCGGGATGACGTTTTCGTAGAACGCGTCGATGAATTTCGCGCCCAACTCTTCCTCATACGCCTTCGGGGTGAGGCCCTTCTGGGACACCTGCCCGCGGACTGCGGCGATCTCGGTCGGAATGCGGCCGGTTAGCGTGTACTCAGTGCCGTCGTATTCGATGACGAGGTCGGGACGCTTCTTCGCTTTGATCTGAATTGTTGCCATGATGCTCTCCTAGTTCGGTTCAGAGGTGTTCGGGTTCAACGAAGAGGGCGACCGGCCCCGAACCGACCGGTCGCCCCGCATGATTACTCCGGAGCCTGCTCAGTGACAGGAGGAGCGGTCTTCTTCTCGGTGATGCCCTCAACAGGCGACCAGGCGTTCTTGTCGCGTTTGCGGGCTTCTTCCGAGTTCATCTTTTTCAGCTCAGCGGTGACCGTGTGACGAAACCAATCCATCAGGAGCCCCTTACGCTGCGAGGTCCGAGTACCACTTGATGGCCGAGTACGTGTCGCCATCCTCATCGGTCACCGTGTAAGCGGTCACCGTGATCTCGTATCCGATGGCTTCACCGTTCGCGAACACCTGATCGCCGACCTCAGTGATCTCACCCGAGGGAATGTAGGCGCGGATCAGGGAATCGCCGTCGATGATGTCGAGGACGTGCGAGTGTCGGCCACCCGTGTTCGACGGGTCGATCTTGATCGAACCGTCAGTGGCAAGTTCGGAGCCGTAGTACAGCTCGACGGTTTCTTTCTTCGTCTCGATCAGCGTTCCAGAGAACGTCAGAGACGACTCGGTGACGATCTCGCGGACCAGGGCGGATCGCTGCCATGCGCGGATCGAGTTCGAGGAACGGTCGCGGGTTTCCGTGACACCGTCCTCGCCGAAGTATCCGAGATCCTTGTAATCCACACCCAGCGCGGACGCGGCAGAAGTGGGTTTGGTAGCGGTCGTTGGGGCGACATACATCGCACCTGTGACGGCAACGCGTACGTTTTCAGAGTTCAGGGCCACGAGGGGCTCCTTCCAATTAGATGAATGGGCTTGTTGCCCTCGGCCACCCTGAGTTCGGCAGGGAAGAGACGCCCCTACGGGGCCAGGTTGGTTCCTCGGCGGCGAATGTTGATCACCATGTACCGGCGGAATTCGCCCGTTTCGTCATCGATGACGTTCGGGCCGGCGTTCTTCGTGGCCAACACAATCGGTTTGCCATCGACCACGCCGAGCGGTGCAGGGCTAGTGAGTAGCGCGCGGACAAGGTTCGTGAGGTCTGCACAATCGCCCTCATCGTCCGCGTACACGTTGACGCAGAGCGAGGTGTCATCGAGCGTGTTCGACTCACCAGCGCCGGATGATTCTGTGATTACGACAACTCGGCCGGTCGTTTCGCCTCGCCGGTTCGTGACCGTGATGCCGGAGGCGAATGGTTCAGGCCGTGCAGCTAAGAGGACGGTGAGCTTTGCGATGACGGTCGCGACGATGTCACCGTAGATGACGCCGCTCATACGCGTTTACCGCCAACCTTTGACCGTAAAGCGGAAAGCAGTTCCCCGGTGTCCGCTTCGTGTTTGTCGGTGCCGTGGCTTACGCGCGCACGGACACGAGAGCCGCCGCGTTGAACCGGTCGGACGACAGTATCGATTTCAGCACCGGGAATGTCGTTAGCGATCGCTGCAGCGATGCTGCGCATGGCGTCAGCCATCGGTTCAGCGGCCATGACCTGGCGTCCAAACTCAATGCTGTTGAGGACAACACGGGTCTTAGGCATCGGTGTACTCCGCTCGAGTGAGGATGATGACCGTTCCCTTATCGACGCCGTTGACGTGCTGCCAGTAAGCGTCGCGCCCGTCGACGTCGTACACGACGCCGCGAACAACGAACTGGTCGTCCGGTTCGGCGAAAGTCAGGTTCGGTGCGCGAAAGTAAAGGGTGCCGCCGTCGCGGGAAACGATCTGCTCAACACCGCTCACATCAGAGGCGACCAGGGGCGCAAACCCGTGGGCGGTGTGAGTTGTTTCGATACGACTCATGATCGGTTTGTTGTAGCGGTCTTTCTGGCCTGTCTCGGTGAGGCGTAGCCGGGTTACAGTGACAGCCATGTGGCACCCCACGGGTTGACGTAACCGGCGAGCGGGTCGATTTCGTAGGCGCGTTGGCGTCCCGTCTCGCCCCGTGTGAGTGCGGCAAGCTCGGCGGGCGTCATATCTAACCCGCCTGGAACATCGCCGCCATAAGTGCGTGATTCAGTGAACGGCCCAGTTGTTTCGTTCGTCTGGCGGATGCCCTCAGGGTTACGGAAGACGCGCTGCACCATTGAAGACACAACGTCTTTCACCGTGTCGAGAAGGTCAGGTTCATCGCCTAATGCGATGCGTGCAACCAGTGAAGGCACGCGTCCTCGAACTAGCCGTTCGGCTCGGTCGACCCACAGGCCAACCAAAGCCATATCAGTGGGGGCGTCAGCGCCAATCCACGAGTCAGTGACATCGTCCGCGGTAGTCCATGTCGCCATGACGCCCCCACCTTCTATTTCGAACTATCAGCCTTACGAGGCCGTCCAGGTGTGCGCTTGATAGGCGCTTTGTCCTCTTTTACGTCGGCCGGTTTCCAACCATGACGCAGAAGGCGAGCCTCGAGCGGCCCGCCTTCCACAGTCACGACGGTGCCGGCAGGCGACACCAGGGTTGCCATTACGCAGTGGGCTCGTTGTACTTCACGAACGAAGCCGTGTCGGCGACGTCCCAGGCGTACTCGGCCTCAGCGCGAATGGCGACCAGGTTGTTCTCGAACAGCGACACAAGTTCGCCGTCGATCGTCACCGTGGCCTGGGTCGAGATGTCGTACGTGATGCCGCCAACGACACCCCAGACGGCCTTCGACCAGTTGCCGCCGAAACCGACGACGGTGCCGTTGCCGACACCCTCACCGATGAACGAGGGCCGACCAAGAACGCGACCCGCGCGAACAATCTCCGACGTTTCGACGGTGGGGCTGTCGATGAACAGGGGGCGACCGTTGGAATCGACGGCACCGTTGAAGATCGGCTCAGCAACAGTGTCGAACGCGAAACCGGTGAGGCGCTTCTTGTCGTTCACCAGAAGCGACAGGCCTGCGTTGATGTCGGCGAAAATTCCGCCATCGGCCTGAGCAGCCGTACCCAGCGTCACAGCCTTCGTGGTGGCGTTCAGGTAGTTGTTGACACCGAACGGGCTGTTCGTGCCGTACGCGGCTGCGGCATCGAACGCCAGCGCGAAAGCCTCAGCGAGGTCAAGGCGCAGGTCATCGATGTAACCGCCCGGGTTGGCGCGCACCGTCTCGGCGGAAACAACCGAGATGGCGGCGAGCTTCTTCGGGGCGATCTTACGCAGCGCCTTACCGCCCGAGGTGGTCGGCTTCTGGCCGGCCTCAGCTACCCACGAAGCAGTCGGCTTCGCAGTTGTGTAGGCGATCTCGACGCCGTTCGCGCCGATGGGGATCTTGCGGGCGAGCTGCTGGAAAACCGAGCTCCGTCGGGCTTCCGCGAAAATGTCGCCAGCTTCGGTGGGTTTGATGAATCCAGCGAATTCGCTGGTCGTGGTGGGGGCAGTCTGTACCATCACCAACTCCTAACTTGTGTAGGGCATCAGTTGATGCCGAGGGCTTTCTTCAGCGCGGACTCAAGTCCGTCGCCGTTCAATGCGAGTTCAGGAGACTTGCCTTCGCCGGCCACATGCAGCTCTCGCCGCGTCGGGGCCGGTTCTTTCCCCTCATTGAGCTTCTTGATGCGTTCCGCACGTGCTG